TCACCACCATTGGTATTGATACTAGCTTTAATATCGATATCGCACTTAAATATCAGGTTAGCCTTGACATCGATCTCACCATCTTCTATTAACTCTGCAGCTTCTTCATTAGTTGTTATTATTATAGTTTTCATCTCACTCCTCCGTTAATCTAATTTTGATTTAAAATGATCTATTATCTTTTCTATTTTCTTTAAATAATAATCATTATAATAATTTCCTTCTTCACCATATTGCTTCCATAGCAAATACAAAACATTATAGAGCCTTTTTGATGGACTTTTATGCTCAACATCTTTATCAATTACCAGCATATCAACCACCTTTTCTTGAGTGGGATTAAGAATGGTATCAATCTGTATTTTTTTTAACTTTATAATCTCTACCATCTGCTCTGGTGAAAGTTCTGTAGCGGTTACCAGCGAAAGACCTAATGAGTCATCAGATCTAGATCTCACGCTAGTTATAGTTGTATTTAGCCTAATTGCTTTCATATAATAGCTCCTATTCATCGTGAAAGAATGGTGGCTCTTCATCTGCATAGCGTGGCTCAGGTGCAGCTGTCTTTATAAACTTACCTGTCACATTATCAGTTCTTGGTTTACCGTCCATGCTTTGAGTGTATTTGCATCCAGCTCTATACTCTGAACAATAAAGATAATCATTTCCCCTTTGGTCCTGAGTTTTGCTTTTAGCTAAATATCCAGTGCAATGAGGACATTTAGCGTTAGATGTCTTAGGTGAAGGATTTGCTTTATTAACTTTTGGAGGCGCACTTTCACCTGTTGTTAAGTCTAATTTACAGTTTTCAATAATATCAAAAGCATTTATATATAAATATCTTCTTAAATAAGTGTGAACTGCCCCTAAGTTTTGTATGTCATGACATGCTTTTAGTTCAGCACTACCCATAGGGGACGTAAAGACAATAACATCCTCTAAGTTGTCAAGATTTATAAATTTAAGCGTAGCTATTTCTTTATCAAAAACTATTTGCGCAAAAACATTCTTTTCCCTCATTAATTTATTTGCAGTTGGCATAAAATCTTTTAATTCATAATATGAATATTTAGAAAAGGTATTATATCCGCTTTTTTTAAGATCAGCCTTTTCTATTTCATGCCTTATGGTCATAAGCTTGTTATAAATATTTGATTCCATCTCACTTCTCCATTAATTGTTTCTTAAGATTCTCAAAAGATTCTTCTGATAGCTCGATATCCTTTCCATCTATAGTTATGGTGTGGCTATTAGATAAGGATATTTTTCCACCATTGGTCTCTATCTCCCCACCATTGGTCTCTATCTCCCCACCATTGGTATAAATATCCCCACCATTGGTATAAATATCCCCACCAAGGGTATAAATATCCCCACCACTGGTATAAATATCCCCACCATTGGTAGAAATATCCCCACCCCAGGTATAAATATCCCCACCACTGGTACGAATATCCCCACCACTGGTACGAATATCCCCACCATTGGTATAAATATCCCCACCACTGGTATAAATCTTCCCACCACTGGTACGAATATCCCCACCACTGGTATAAATCTTCCCACCACTGGTATAAATACCCCCACCATTGGTAGAAATATCCCCACCATTGGTATTGATACTAGCTTTAATATCGATATCGCACTTAAATATCAGGTTAGCCTTGACATCGATCTCACCATCTTCTATTAACTCTGCAGCTTCTTCATTAGTTTGTATTATTATTGTTTTCATTACTTATCTCCTATTCTCATAAGTTAAGGGTTTACCATCAACTCCGTATGATTCATCATTCCTAATTGCTTCGGGGGGCAAGTTATCGGGAAGATTAATTTCACCTAAGTTTTCCATCTCACTTCTCCATTAGTTGGTTGTTATATTCATTAGATTTAATAAGTATTAAATCTATCATTGTGTTAAATTTTGGATTATCTTTGGAAACAATATCTAAACCTAAGAGTATACCCTCTAAATAACGCCTCTTTTTGCCTATAGCTTCTTCATTAGTATGTATTGTTATTGTTTTTATTTCTCCCTTTTCTTTAAAAAAATCTTCTATCCATTTTTCAGTCTTCATTAACTCTACTTCACTTCTGACAAAAGACTCATTTATCTCATCATCACTCATAGCCATTAGCTCTTCTTTTAGTTTAGCAAGCATGCTACTCGGAAAATCTGATGACCTACGGTAGTTGTCATATGTTTTAGCTACTTTTTGACTCCATGTTAGTTTCATAGTGTTAGCCTCCTAAAAAAGCTACAATATAAGCAACTGTCAGTTTTATGCTAAATAAAAATATCATCACAATTAATGGTAAAAATAAAATTATTGGGAGCAAATACCATGGTAAAAATTGGAAAATTGTTAGTTTGACGAACACGAAAGCAATAGATAATAAAATAACCACTACCCTCATTAATCCAGTTGCTTCAAAAGTTATTTCCATTATATTCTCCTATTCAAACCATATTGATTGTTTTTTATAAAGCGCATTAATTGTTTCTCTTGAGCTTTTTAAATCTCTATGACATTTTAATATTTTAAAAAAATTAAGTCTCATTGATGACTTAATCTCAAACTTTACTTGTGTCATTTTTAGCCTCCTCTTTAAAAACTTCATCCCAGCACTTTAAACAAATAGTATTATCTCGTTTAAAGAAAAGTAAGTTTACGATGCTGCTGCATCTTTGACATTTATTCATCCGAACATCCTCCTTGATTTAATAGATCAAAATCTAACCTTTTTTCATACATATCTTCTTTCTCTTGCGGGTGTTCAAATCTCCACAGAGCCTTCCTTGTTTTATCTAGATCATCTACTACCTTGCGACCAGGAGTACCTTTCCCATAAAACAACTTAAATACATGGTCTAGCTCCTCCGCTGTTGCGTTGACTGGATCAATATCGTAAAAATTAATTTCATTTTCCATTTTTATATCCTCCATAATTAATCTTGACTTGCATGCACATTGTGTTATATTGCAACCACAAAGTCAAGGGATTACGATAAAATAATCTCTCAAATTAACATAGGCTGTTACAATACTTTAGTGTAAGTAATTTGCCATAAATTGGAGCAAAAAATGTGTAAAGAGCATTTATTAGAGGATATAATGGAGGAGCTTGATTTAACTCATGCCGATATAGCAAAGTGTTTAGATGTAAAGTTAACCGATAGCCATTCCATGAAAACTAGAGGTAAAAAATTATCGGAAGATGACATGTTAAAAATATATACTTATTTTTCCTTAAAGTGCGGGGCTATAAAGCATTATTTTAGGAGAAATTATTTTGATAAAACTCGTAAAATATGGGGGTATAAATGAAGTTTAGCGAGATAGTAAATAATACAGAATTAGATGATAGAATCAAAGAAATTATTTTATCTGGGAAAGTTTGTGCTGCATATTATCCTGATCAAGATGATAAGGATAAACTCTATAAATTTAGGATAAAAGTTGATAAAGATAAATTATATGGAATGTCAGAAGTATCTTTTACTAGGAAAATGCCCGGTGAAAACGCTGACGTATCATTCACTTTATTCTGTAGATAATATCCTACGAAAATAGGCCAATATATCTAGTTTAATTTTGATTTATTTAGGAATATAATGGGTACAGTTAAATAAAAAAAAGGAAATATTATGAGGAAATTTGATAGTAGATTTCAGGCTTATTTAAGAAAAAAAGATGCCAGAGAAAAAATTACATTAGCATTTGGTGAGATAGATTATTTTGAGCAGGCAAAACGTCTGCATAGTCGATAGCATTTAGGCCTTGGGTTTTTACTGCTTTTTTAGCAGCATGCCCTTCATGCATGATTCCTATTTTACCTGGGGCCAAATGTTTGTTAGCTCATCATATGTCTTACATAAATTGACTGACATTTCGTCTTTTATAAGATAGTTGTTACATGTATAATATATCCAGGTTATGATAAAAAATAATTTACAGTTTTACCCTCTGCCTGCACTATTAATATTAACCTAAATTTAATGGTCCTCGAACAGGTGGGGGGTAAATTTTGGAGAGATATGGGGATAATACGGACAAGTCATAAAGAAAAATATACGGTAATAACCAATGCCGTGTTCAAATCTAATTTAAGTTTAGAGGCTAAGGGATTGTTTTGTCAGCTATTATCGTATCCAGATAATTTTGAAATCACCAAAGAAAGCATCATGAAGAAATGTCGAGTTGGAAAGCATAAGTTAGATAGTATTTTTAAAGAGCTAAAAGATATAGGTTGTCTGGAAATCCGCATGTTTAAAAATGATGGGAGTGGGAAGTTCTCAGGCAGGGAGTGGGTTTTAAGAGAAGACCACCACCCCGGTTTTCCGCACGATGGTTTTACCGGTGACCGGAAAACCGGGGTAGCGGCTCCTTTAGATATAAATAATAATATATATAATAATAATATATATAATAATAATATCTATAACGCGCGAGAGAGTGACGAGAGGTTTGAAATGTTTTGGGGTTATTACCCGAAAAGATCTAGGACCAACAATAAGCAAGCAGCTAATCGACAATGGGATGCAAGATTGAAAGAGGGGGTTGACTTAGAGTTACTGATTAAGCAAGTTATAAATTATCAGAAACATTGTGAGTCTGCTGGAATAATTAACACGCCATACGTGATGATGGCATCAACATTTTTGTGTAGAGACAAGCATTACGAGGAAAATTGGGAGGTAGAGAATGCAAATGCAAAGGGCAATCGTTATGGACAATCACTTGATGAACTCGCAAAACAGCGAGTTAACTCTTGAGGATAAATATCCAAGGGGTGTTAGGTTGGTAGAATATTTCTGTAGAAACAGCGTGTATTACAAGCGGGAAATACTTTCAGACTACGCCAAAGTTGTTGAGGCATGGGACTGCGCGATAAGAGATCTTACTGACGACCAGGTTAGAAATGGATGTAAGTCGTGGATGAATGGCGGAGTCGATTTTGTTCCGGCTCCCCCTAGATTTAGATATAAATGCTTTGGGTTTTTAGATTCTGATTTGGCTTATGATCTGGCAAAACAAGATGCTAATGCTAGCCAAGAAATATACGGATCTAGAACAAAAATAACCAATTACCAGTGGTCACACCTACCTGATTTTGATAGAAAGAGATTGTTTTTGAAACATTATGCTGCGATATGTGAGGCAATAATGAGCGGTTTGGTTATTGATGTTCCCGTCTCAAACAGCGGTGTCGCCAAACTTCCTGAGTACATATCTAGGAAGAAGTGCGTCACTGAGGCTGGGCTTGATGCGATTAAGTCCATTAAAGAAATTTTAAGAGGAGAAAAAAATGGTGATTAATATATATTTATGTGTTCTTGGTTGGATTGTAGCTATTTTTATGCTAGCAAAGTGGGTTATTGGAATTAAAGAGTTGAGAGGCTGTATAGGTGATTCTCGTGATATGGTGGACCTTAAGATTGAAAAGTTTGAAAACAATTCTGTTGGTTTAATTGTTAGGCTGGAAAAAGAGGTGTCGGAATTAAACAAAAGAGTGATAGATGGTTTATGGAGCCAAACAGGTGAGAGTTTGTTTTTATCACCATGTGTTTTTAATACATCCATTGATGAATTAAGAATCTCTAGTGGAGCAAGTTTAGATTTGCTAGCTAAAAGAACTGAGATTCTAGCTGATTACGGAGTCATGCCAAAACTTAAGATGAAGGCACCAAAGGCAGTCCAAAATTTATTGAAAAATAATGAGGCGGTACTAGAGCTAAAAGACATTGTTAATAGTGATAATGAAGATAATGATGTTGTGATTGAGTATCATTGTGGGTCTACTAACATATTTTATTTTGATCCAAAGGAATTAATTGAGCTTGGAAAAACGGAAAAAGGCTAAGAAATGAAGAAAATAACTAAGAAATTATACAAAAAGCTGTTTGGAAAGACTAAACCATACGCAAGTATTGTGGATGAAGTAGAGGGGTATATTTGGGAGGCTTATACTGATATGGACCCCGATAAAACAAATATTGTTATAATTGTATTTGTTAGGGTTCCTGATAGGCATAAAAGGCCACGTGAAAGGCCTGGATATAATAGCTGTCCATGGGAATCAAAGGATATTAGGTTGTTAGATTTAAGATATTTCATTAGTTGACTTAGGAGAGAGTAAATGTTAATATTAGGCCATATTCGTGTACCCCAATGCATGTATATCCTATGTATTTTTTTATGCATATGCTCTCTACTTAAGCCCTGGCATTAGCTGGGGCTTTTTTATGGGGAAAATAAAGGGAGAGTAGAGTGTATTATATAAAGAAATTGGATAAAAGTGATGTTGGGAAAATTGTTGCTTATAGCAAAGACTTGGATTTTATGACAATAGATTGCAGGAATCTTTCTAAGCGCATAATGAGGGAGATAGTTTTTCATAGCATGAAAAGACCTTGTGGAATATGCGCTAATAGCTTAGAGAAGAAAAAAAAGATAAGAGAAATTGAGGTTTTACTAGAAAAGAAATATATGTTGATTGATGAGGGGGAAATTATGAAGCATGATTATAGTTTTCGCTGCTCATCTGTTAAGCATGAGGATTTAGTGTTGATGATTAAGTTTAATAGAAAGAGCGTTTCTGTGGTAAATATACTTAAATATTCAGTTAATGATTCTGAGGGATTTTCTGTTAAATGCAGACTGTCAAATATAAATTAAGGAGATAAAAAAATGAAAACATGTGATAGATACAAAAACATAAATGACGAGATATTAGAGAAAGATGTAAGAGATTTAAATAATACTTGCTATAAAAATCTTGCGGATATTTTCTCTATTAATAAGAGGATTGACGGCATTGAGAACTTAATTCGTGATAATTCAAATAGGATAGAAGATCTAGAGGATGATGGAGAAGATGACCTAGAGGATTGTGACTATTGCCCTTGTTGTGGGAAAAAGAACGGTAACTATTCATTATGTCTGTTTACAAGGATTAATTCTATGAGGTTAGGTTTTAGATTTTGTAGTAGAATATGTCGTAGTGTGTATATAGTAAGAAATGGGATTTAATTAAATGAACAAAACAATATGTTGATATGTCTGTGGGATATCTCTTATAATAAATAATGGAAATTTTAATAGCGTATTTAAGAAAGATAATAGAGTTTATAATTAGCTTGCTTGAAAGCATAGGAGATATAGTGTTATTTAATAAAAAAGATAAGAGGGTGAAGTGGCATAGTTTTTTTGACGTTAAAGATAGTGAGCTATTAGCTTCGTTGCTTGAATCATCAGTGATAAATAAAGGTTTGTCTGTTACTAATAACGGATGTAGTATAATGACATATGATAATAATGGTAAAGAATATTGTAAGATGGATATTCCGCTGAAAAAACATATTGCAGATAAAATTAGGAGAAAATAAAAATGAGTGATTTATTAATGTGTAGGTTATTATTATATATAGCGTGCTTTATTTTAGGTTGTTATGTGTATAAATATTACAGCTTGGAAGTTAAGCATAGCAAAATAAAGGAAAAAGCAGAGGGGGAGATAGAGGAGATAGAGGAGATAGAGGAGATAGAGGAGATTGTTAAAGAATTAAATGGTAATGGTATCTCATGTTCATACGAAATAGATTGTCTGCGTCCATCGCTAGGAAAACAATTTAATCTTAATTTAGAATATCCTGTTGGGTATGATAACGGAATGTTATATCTTGGCTCTAATTCATTACAGTTCCAAGAATCAATAAAAATATCAAATGTTAATGTTTTCTGTAAAACAATAGCTCTAGCAATAAAAGACAACGGAATTAAAATCAAACAAACAAAAGATGAGGTTAAGGTATGGAAAGAAATTGAGTATCCAGAGAATGAGGCTGAGTATGTATTGAAATTAGATGGGGCAAGTGATGACAGCTAATCAAACAAGCTATAAAAAAGGTAATCAAGTTCAGCTTGGGAATTTTAAATATAAAACACCTGAAGAACGAACAAGAGTTTTTAAAGAGCTTATAGAGCATTTAGAGCAAGGGTTTGATGTTGCATCATTCCCGCCTTTATCAGCAAAAGCAATTAAAGATTACTGTAGTAAATTTCCCGAATTCCCACTCGATATTGTAGATCAAGCAAAAAGGACTGGCAGAAAGGTGTGGGAAACAAAGGGATATGTCTCTTTAGAGAACAAAGACTTTAGAGAAAAAACATATCAATTTATTATGATGAATAAATACAATATGTCTATTAATCAAAAATCAGATGTTAAGATTGATGATCTTAGAGACGTGAAAAACATGAGCGATGAAGAGCTGAGGCAGGCGCAAGAGGGTAGATAATGAAGAAGGCATGCTGCGAGAAGTGCGGGGTAGAGTTTGAGGTAATAGATGCAGAGATTGTGTAACGAGGATAAATAAATGAAACATATTAAGCCTCAAGAGGGTGATTGCAAATGTTACTATGTAGATGACAGGGAGGTTATATCCTTTTTTTATGATGGCAAATGGAAATCTCCATTCGTAAAGATAGATGTTTCTGAGCGTATAAATGGATGTCTTGTTGAGATTAAGGTTACCGAGTACCGGGAAGAAGATGATGGGAAGTAAATGACATTAGCAATAATAGCGTTAATAATATCAATAGTAGCTCTAGGATATAGTATATATCTAGGGCGAGAGATAAATAAGCTTAAAGAAACTGTGCGTGAAATTAAAGATGATTATATATTCACGCTGTAGGGGATAAAGTATGAGTAAGGTTGGTAATAGTTTTCTTTTAGATGTGGAGCCATTAAGTGAGGCTGATTTCAGGTCCCATGTTAGATCTCCGGAGGTGCTTAGCAAGAAAAGGAATGGTAAGGAAAAAACTTATAATAAATGCCCTGAATGTGGTGAATATATGTTTTATTCTATAGATACTTTATCTCTAAAATGTCCTGAATGTGGTTATGATTGAATTTAAATAGCATATATATTACAATCAGTTAATGGCAGATATAAAACGTAAAGCAGCAATAGAACTAGAGCTGCGTAGAAGAATGCGCGCAAGATTAGAATCATTCGAATCATTTCTAAAGCTTGAGAAACCAGATTATAATTGGGATCTACAGCACTTAGCTTATATGCGTAAAACCTTAGATCCTGTTGTAGAAGGTGAGCAGAGTAAGTGCATGTACTTTCTTCCTCCTCAGCATGGTAAAAGCACACAAAATACAATCTATTTTGTTGCATATTACATGCTAAAAAACCCAACTAAAAAAGTCATACTTGCTGCATACAACAGTGAGTTTGCTTGTGATTTTAGTATAGAGATAAGAGATATTGTAGATAAGTATAAAAAGCTAACAGTAGAGAAGGCAGGACGATGGAAAACCGAAGAAGGTGGAGGGCTTAGGGCTGGTGGTGTTGGATCTGGTTTAACAGGATTCCCAGCAGACTTGATTGTCATTGATGATCCTATCAAAACCCCCGAAGATGCTTATAGCGAAACATATAGAAACAAGATGTGGAAATGGTGGCTTGGCGTTATCTTAGCGCGTATGCACTCAAAAACATCATGTGTATTTACAATGACCAGATGGCATTTAGATGATTTAGCAGGTAGATTGCTAGAGAATGATAAGGACTGGCTTATATGTAAAATACCTGCACTTGCTTGTAATGATGATCCGCTTGGTAGGAAAGAAGGTGAGGCGTTATGGAATGAAAGATTCCCACGTGATTTCCTATTAGATAAGCAAAAGTTAGATGCAGGAAGCTTTGAATCTCTATATCAACAAAACCCTGTTGCAGCGGAAGGATCAATAATTAAGCGTGCTGATATACATTACTACGATTATGATCCGGGAAGATATGATTACATACTTATGTCCTGGGACACGGCATTTAAGGATGGTCAGCAGAATGATTATAGCGCAATGACATCTTGGGGATGTATTGGTAACAAGATATATCTAATTGATGCATTTAGAGGTAAGCTTGAATATCCAGATCTAAAGACTACGTTCATCCAGTTATCATCTAAGTGGAAGCCAAATATAATTGTTATTGAAGATAAAGCTTCAGGTCAATCATTAACACAAGACTTAAGGAGAACAAGCCAATATCCTTTATTTAGTCAGATTCCAAATGGTGATAAGGTGGTAAGATGTCACACCATTAAGGACAAGATACGGGCTGGATTAGTTTTATTCCCAAAAGAGAAGGATTGGATTGCTGATTACATCAATGAACTTTGCACCTTTCCAGCTGGAAAGCATGATGATTGGGTAGATTCAACAACTCAAGCATTGATATATTTGAATAAGAGAACTGTCACAGTTAGGCAGGATTTAAACAGGCTTAATCAGAAGATTAGGTTTAATGGATAGGAGGATGTATGAAAAAGACATACTGCGATAAGTGTGGTGATGAAATAAAAGATAATAATTATTCAATGATTGGGAAAACATGTAGATTTGTGAGAATTGAAAAGTTTGTTTCAGATATTGGAGATTATTGTGATTATTGTACAACTTATATGACTGTTAGTATTTCCTCTATTTTTGACAAGAAAGTAGATATTAAAGAAGATGAAGACGATATAGTTCTATCAGCACCAGATATAGGGATGATATCTAAGTTCATCAACGTATTCGATTTAGATGTGGGCGAGCATATTAAGCTGGCAAAAATTGCTAAAGAAGCTAGGAGCCGCAAGAGTTAGAACTTAAAAAATGAAATTGACATAATGTAAAACATGATTTAAACAGGCTTAATTAGAAGATTAGGTTCAATGGGTAGGGGTAAAGGGGAAATCCGGGTGATATTAATTTCAGCCTGGGATTGGTAAAAGAAATCTTGCAATAATCTGTTACAATCTGTTACAATCTGTTACAATTCGTTTAATTCAACAATTGGAATAGAAAAATGGCAAAAAGACAAACTATCTCGCTAAGGGATAAGACCAAGAAAGAGAAGGAAGACATCCAGCTATTAAGTGATTTGAAAAAGGACGCAGAGGATTGGAAGAGTTATTATACGATAAATGATGAAAACTTCAAGGCAGATAAGCTGGCAGTATATTCAGAAAGGGGCTTATGGACTGATAAAGAAATAAAGCAATATAATGATGAAGGAAGACCTATGTTGTCGTTTAACATGCTCCCTAAGTTCATCACAAACGTCATAGGTATGTTTAGTACTAGAGGCGCAGACCTAGAAGTAAGACCAAAGAGCACCGCAGGATCCCCGCAACAAAACATAGACATCTATACAAACATCTTAAGGGATGTATCGTTCTCATCTAGAAATAACATTGTGTATAAGACAGCATTAGAAGATGCTGCAACAGGTGGTTATGGAGCATATCTAGTAGATGTTGAGAGAGAGAGTAATTTAAGCTTCCTACATGTAGTTAGATATAAGGCGATTCAAAACCCACTTCAATGCGGATGGGACCCTAAGGCTAGAGAAAGGGATAAGTCTGATGGTGACTTTTGTTTCATGGGTAAAACATTTAGCAAAGAAGAGTTTGAGGCTAGATATCCTGGAGAGCCAATACCTGATGATGGCCCAGAGAATAAATTCATAGACTGGACAAGCAAAGACGGTGTGGTACTAATGAAGTCTTGGAAGAAAGTTCCTGTCAAAGTAGAGATGGCGCAATTATCAAATGGTCAAGAAGTTGAGGTGGAAAAGGCTGAAGAGTTATTAAAAGAAAACAGAAAGATATTAAAATTATTCCCTGGAGAAAAGAAGCTTGAGATAGTGAAGACCGAAAACATGGTTGATTTCAAGTTAATGTATTATATATTTTCTAGAGATAAAATTTATGAGCGTGGTGAGTGGCTAGGTAAAAGATTGCCGATTATATTCGTTCCCGGAATATTGAGATGGGTAGATGGTGAAGAAAGAACATATAGCTTAATTAGATGGCAAAAAGACGCACAAAGATCATATAACTACGCTAGAAACGAATATCTATATAGATTATTATTACAAACATATATGAAAATAATGGTTACCGATGAAAACATAGGTGATCATGTTGATATATGGGAGAACCCAACCGTAGCTAAAGGACCATTGCGTTATAATGTTGGGTCACATAATGAGGTTCCTCAAGTAATACCGCAGCAATCTGTTGGCGATGATTTACAAAAAGAAATGACCAGATCTCTTGATGACTTACAGTCAATATCAGGTAGATTCGATCAGAACTTTGGTGGTCAGGGAAATGAAACTAGCGGTGTTGCTATTAATGCAAGACGTGGTGCTGGTAACTCAAACATCAAAGAGTTCTTTGATAATATTGAAGATGCTATAGAGTCTGGTGCAATTGCATCTATGGACTTAATACCTAAGGTATATGACTCAGAGAGATCTGTATCTGTTTCTCTTCCTAACGGCAAGCAAGATTCAGTTAAGATTAATGGTGATGATGATAAAGATAATCAATTAGAAAACATTCAGTTTAGTGTTAGAGTTAAAGTAGGACCTAACATTGATTTACAACAACAAGATGAAGCTCAAACATTAATTAGTCTGGCTCAAACAAATCCTGAATTACATAAATTTGTAGATGACGTAATAATTAAGAACTTAGATATTGATGACGCACCTAAGATTACTGAAAGAATATTACGTTATAGCATTCCTCAGATTGCAGCAGCAGAAGGAAGTAAAGACCCTGTGGTGATTCAGCAAGCACAGCAGCAGCAACAAGCTCAACAGCAGCAGCAACAACAAACTGCACAGCAGCAGCAACAAGCTCAGCAAATGTTAGAATTAAAAGTAAAAGAGTTATTGCAGAAAATGCAGATCGATCAAGAAAAGGCTCAGGATGACGCAACAAAAGCTCAAGCAAACATGATGTCAGGAACAGCTAATTTAATGAATGCCCAAACAAAGAGGGCTGAAGCTCAAACAAAAGGTGTTATTGAAAGTCAAAAACTACAAGCCGAAGAAGATAGGTCGCAGAGCGCATTGCAAGTACAGCTGCTAAAGCTTTTACAAGAGATACAAAAGACTCCTGGAGCTGGCAATATAGGAGCCAGCAATATTAATCAAGCACTTCAATCAAGTGCTATTCAACCACAAGAGGGTATTCAATGAGCGATAAGAAAGGTGTAGGTGTAGTTGCTATTTATAACGAATTTATAAAAGACAATCCAGATGAGAATGTATTTATTACACGTCATCCTAGAGAAGAAGAGGATTTAATGGTCCTTGTAACTACAAAGACAGTATTTATGCAGTTATTTCCGGCTCCTGAATCAGAATTTGAGGCAAAAGGAGCTAAGGCAATAGCAAGTCATAGTGATAAAGCTGTAAAAGGCAAGAATAAATGATACAAAGCGTTACAAACTGTTACAAAGTATTGACAAAGTGTTACAAACTGTTACAATTGAATTACTGACACGGTGAGATTCCATGGCGGAACTTGGCCGATATACTCCAAGGCCAATTTTTACAGACGTGAAAATTGAGGTGAAAAAATGAGTGAAGAGAATTCCGTTGAAGTTGCAAATGAACCTGTGACTGAAACTGTAGTGAGTGAAAGTGCTGATGCTGAACAAGTTACGAGTGAAGAAAGTAGCGATGAATCTGCTGTTACTGAAAGACCAGTAGATGAAAAAGTTGTTTTTAACACCCGCGAGGAGTTCGATAACCATGCCGCAAAATTAAAAGCAAAAGCTGAGAGAAAGCTAAAACGAAAGTTAGATGCTGAATATCAGAAAAAATATGAAGATTTGCAGGCAGCTCAGCAGGAACCACAAAGTACAGCGACAGTAAATACAGTTTCACCTGGACCTGATTATGTGTGGGATCAATATTTAGGTTATATCCATAAAGATATGACAGCGCCTCAGTATAGCGAAGCGATTGCTAAAGCAATAAATAGCCAGCAAACACAAGTCCAGCAACCAGTACAGCAGCAATTTAATAATCCTGCTCCTGCGGTTAATACGCCGGTAGCAAGTGAAAGGTTAATAGACCAGCTTGAAGATTTCGCAGATGAGCATCCGGATTTATCAGATGTTCTACAGTCTGTAAATATAAAGCTTGATATGTTAGAAAATGCTTCGTTGTACAAAGACGGAATAAATAAATTATATGAGGAAGCTAAAAGCAATCCTTCCAAAGTATTTAAGATATCTTCGCTCACGGATGAGAAAGAACGTAACTTGAAGATGTTTGAGCTAAATGACTCAAAGAACAATCAAAAGAAAGTTACAAAAGTTCCCGCTCAACCTGACCCTATACACGGCGGTTCATCTATTGGCGTTAAGAAAATGGCGCAGATGAACGAAGAAGAATTGGCAGAGAAATTCATACGGGAGCTTTAAAACGCCTATAGATTTCTCCAGCTTAACTATTTTGGAGTAAATAAACATGGCTAATACATTGAATGCTAAAGAAGCCTTGGCATTAAAAATTCTGGTACAAATGGAAGCTAATACAGTTTTCATGGCTAATTCATGGCGCGATTACGAAGTTGATATGGTTCGTTGGCCTTCAGACACAAAAGCTAAAGTAGACATTAGATTACCTAACAACTTTGAAGTAAATAACACTTGGGATATTACATCTGTATCACGTGATATTACCGAAAGAACTATTACTTTAACTGCTGATCGTCCAACTAACGTTTCATTTGATCTAAGTACTTTTGAAGATACTTTTGAAATTGACAAAAACTATGATATGCGCACGGTTCGTCCTGCATCATCTAATATAGCTTTAAGCATTGATAATGACTTATCTGTAGCATTATTTGAAGGTGCTTATTATCACGTTGGTACTGCTGGAACATTAGTAGCATCATATGAAGCTATATCACAAGTTACTGCGTTCATGAATGACACCGCTATTCCTGATGATGGAATGAGATTAGGTGTTTTAAGTGAGCAAACTTATGGTTCATTGGGTTCATTCTCAGGATTACAAAATTCAAATGCTGTTGACATAACCAAAGACGTTACACGTAAATGGCGTATTGGTGAAGTTGCAAACATCATGCTTTTCCATAACCATGCTGTTGTTAAACATATAGCTGGTGTTGGTGAAGTTGCTGAAACTCCTGCAAACGGTGTTGTTGATGCTGGAACCTCAAAAGCTGCAGTAGCAAGTGGCAATACTATGGTTGTTGAAGGTTTGGGTGTTTCCACTCCGGGCGTATTCTTGAAAGGTGATTTAATCACTATTCCTGAACGTCAAGTACTACATCATAGAACTTTACAGCCTACAGGTCGACCTTTTCAAATAACTATACTTGATACAACTGTTGCTTCAAGCGCAGGTGGTGAAGCTACTATTACTTTCTCCCCAGCAATTGTAACTACAGGTCCTTATAAAAATATAGATGCTGAAGTAGCAATAGGCGATAGCTTAACTCTAGCAACTGGAAACTCAGGTGTTGGTAGTGCTACCAAAGGAATTTATACAGCTAATATTTTCTATCATAAAACTGCTTTATTATTTGCAGCACCTAAGATCAAGAAATTGTTCGCAGATGATGCATTCGCAATGCGTGATGGAATAAGCATCAGATTGTCTGGTAATGGTGATATTTTAACCTCAATCAGAACAGCTCGTTTGGATAACTTATCAGGTAAAGTTGTCGATGGCTCTCGTGTTGTAATCTTATTGGGCTAGTTATAAAACATAATTAAGGGGGGTGGGTAAAGCTATCCCTCCTTAACTAAACTTTAGGGGTGGTTTTATGACTGAAATAACACGTACAAGCAATACGATTATTGAGAAAGCATATAAGTTAATAGGAATTTTCTCGTCTGAGCGCGCCCTTAGTAAGGGTGACGTTAATGAGGGATTAAATACTCTTAATGCGCTGTTAGACAATTACTCATCAAATAACACTAAAATTGCTTATGATAAGCAGCTAACATTTCCTGTTACAGCTGGAAAGCAGAGATATACTTTCTCTACCGCTATTGGTGCAGATGTAGACAGCCAAAGAATTGTAAATCTAAAGTTTATTAATTTAGAGGATGCTAATTTCTTATATCCAGTTGATATAGTTGCTGATGTTATTTATTACAGAAGAGCGCAGGCATTAAATGCTACGTGTAGGCCTGTTCAAGCATATTTTCAAAACGAAAACGAACAATCATTTATATTTTTCTTCACTAAACCAGAAATAGACTATTCATGCACTATTAAAGCTAAATTCATGATCGATAAGGTTTCATTGAATCAGCCTCTTGCTGAAGTTCCTGGTTATTATCATGATTTTCTAGCTTATGCGGTAGCTAGAAACTTACAAGATGTATTTGATGGGTCATCATGGAATGATAAGAAAGAAGCTAAATATAAAGAATTATTGAAGGACGTAATAGGGGCTACTGATTTAGATTTTAATATCAAAACAGGTGCAATGCTTAAGGCCGGAAGAGGTTACAACGACGGAAGGATAATGCGTGGCTACTAATTTACCATTAGACATAATTGGATCGTTTGATAAATCTTACTCCTCTGAGTTTGACCCACAAGAGCTTATTAATTGTTTTGTGACAACTGACCCTATGGGTAAAAAGGGTAAGGCTATATTCCCAACCCCAGGATTGAGTCTTGATAATGGGACGTCAATTCAAACAGGAAAAGCAGGAAGAAGGTTGTACCCATATAAAGACCATATGTATTGGGTTGTAGGAAGTCAGATATATAGAGTTGATACATCACTAAATTTAGTATTTATTGGTGATATCAATACGGAGACCGGATATGTTGGAATTTCAGATAATGGACGTGAAGTTATTTTTGTAGATGGAACGGCGGGATGGTTGTGGAATGATTCTACCGGTTCTTTTTCTCAAATTAGTAGCGTTGGATTTCCATTAGAGCCTACAGATGTCTCATTATTAGGGGCAAGATTTGTTGTTAGCAAAGTTGATTCTGGAGTTTTACATTTCTCCGGAATAAATAATGGAACAACTTGGGATGCATTAGATACTTTTTCAATAGGTTCAGATAGCGTTATTGGATTAAAAGCGTTAAATGATCGCCTATATATTATGGGAACTAAAATTACCCAGACATGGTATAACGCTGGGAATCCTATTTTACCATTTGCCCGTGTTGAAACTTTCCCCTATGGATGTGCCGCAGTAGGAAGTATTTATGAGGCATTTGGCTTTCTAGCATGGTTAAGCAAAGATGAGGATGGAGTGGGATCTATAGTAATGACTAGTGGAACCACCCCAAAACCAGTAAGCACTAAAAGTCTTTTAACTGAATTTCAAAGATATTCAAATGTAAGTGACGCAAATTCATTTATCTATAGAAATGATCAAGGTCATGTTATGTATCAGATTAACTTTACTGAAGATAATAAATCTTGGGCTTTAGATATAACAGAAGGAAATTTCATTAGGCTAGAGTACAACTCAAAAGATAGGCATCTAGCTAATGATCATGCATTTCTCATTAATAAACACTATGTGATTGACCATAGAACATCAAGTTTATATGAAATGAGCAGTAAATACCTTGCTGATGTTGATGTAAATATAAGGCGCACACGCGTACCTCCTATTTTCTCTGATCCTAATTATAGATATATGATAATTAACAGCATTACTTTTGATCTTAAGCAAGGTGTTGGAAGCTCTTCATGTGGTAAAAATGCTTCACCTAAATTACGACTTAGAGTGTCAATAGATGGTGGGTTAAGTTATGGAAATGAGCTTACAGCTGACATAGGTGATGTTGGCAGAAGAGAGTATGAAACTAAATTCTTTAGATTAGGAAGAGCGAAGTCATTTGTATTTAAGATAACAATGGACAATGAAGTTCCTTTTGTTTTATTGGGTGCTTCTATAAATGTAACAGCGCAGGGGAATCAATAATGTCAGGATTAGGACCAATGCCAACAGATGTTTTAACAGGTTCAGATGGAATGTTAACCCAGTCCTGGCATACCTGGATAAACAACCTAAAGAATTTAATAAATTTTGGTAATCCGCCGTCCGCAGATACAGGTATAACTGCAATTGGTGGGGTTCCATTAACAAACGATTATATGCGTATTCAAAGCGCAACAGCCGGACCTATAACTATTTCATCAAACCCTCAAATATCCAAAGGATTTGATGGGCAGAAAATATTAATAGAGGGATTAAGCGCAACTAAAACCGTTGAATTTATAGACGGTAATGGCCTTAAGCTTGCTGGTGCTGCATCTTTTATATTTGCAGATAGTGATTCAATGATTTTACATTTTAACGAAGCTAAGAATCTTTGGATAGAAGATTCAAGAAGCAAGAAATAGGAGACAATTATGTTTACGCAAGGTGCAGGAGCGGGAGTAGGTGGGGCAGCAGGTGCAGGAGCGGGTGCAGCATCAGGAGCCCCAGGTATTGGAGAGCTTATAGCTTCTCTACAAAGTGCTTTAGGTGGTGCTGCCACTGGTGGAGCAGATTTTCTTAGTACTTTATTGGGTAGAAAAGATACTCAAAGAGGATTTAGCGATCTAGAGTCCCAATTAAGAGCTGCCATGAGTGGTGAGCAAGGTGCTATAGGCCAAGCTCAAGCTGGTTTACAGCCATTCCAACAATTTGGAACTGCAGCTGGTGCTGAAGAGTTAGGGTTATTGCAGGGTGGGTCAGATCCTACAGCTCAAGTTAATAAAATCTTAGGAGCATTTCAACAATCTCCTGCTGAAAAAGCGACTATAGAGTCTGGTTTAAGTTCTGTACAAAATAGATTGCAAGCTCAGGGATTGGGGCAAAGTGGTGCTGAAAGCAAGGCATTAGAACAGTTCGCACAGCAAGGTACTGCTGGTCAGCAAAATCAATTCTTGCAAAATGTATTGGGTGCTAGACAGCAAACGCTTGGTGGATTGCAGGGATTAACTGGAACCGGTTTAAGCGCAGCTAATGCCTCAGGACAAATTGGGTTGCAGGGTCAGCAAGATATTTCTAGCCTGTTGCAATCATTAGGTCTGGCTCAGCAAGGGCAGCAAAATGCTAAAGCAGGAAGTACGGCAAATATGATAGGTTCTTTAGGAAGTATATTAAGCAGTATTTTATAGGAGAATAGAAATGGCATTGCAAGTAATACAACCACTACAGGCTAAAACTCCATTACCAAGTGATATAATGGCTAGGATAGCTGCATCATTACAGCAGCAGGCTCAAGCAAGAACTCAGCCTTTATTGCAGGCTCAACAAATAGATGCTGGAAGGCAGCAAGAAGCCCTAAGGGGCCTTCAGTTGCAGCAAGAGCAAAATTTAGCTCCATTACGCCAGCAACAAATACAGTCTCAAATAGAGAATTTTCCACAACAGCAAAAGTTAGATTTAGCAAAATCTCTAGCATCAATTGGATTGCAGCGAGCACAAGCTCAAGAGCTAACATCAAGAGCGCAAAAAGAAGGTGCTCCTACATTATCATCATCAGCACAAGCTCAACAAGAATTTTTATCAAATTTACAGAAATATGGAAAAGATGATGTTAGGACAAGAACTTCAGCGGCAAATTTAGCCAAATTAACAGGATTTAAGGCATCTACACCTTCGCCATCTACTACAAGCTCAATAGCAACACCAGATAAAGCAGATACCGCTCCTACTGGAGTTAATCCAGATCCAGCTAATAGTTCTGAGGTTAATTCAACAATAACTCATGCAAACAATAAGTCTCAATTAACATCTCCTACGGATGCTACAAAAGAAGTCAATCAGGCGATACCTGATAGTAATGTTGCAACTCCTGAGCAAATTAAATCTGTACAGCCAATAGTTAAAAAACAGCAAACATTAAGTGAACAAGCAAATGATGTGCTGAATGATGTTACAAGACAGGCGCAACAAGAAAATGATCCGTTTTTAAAGGCCCAAGCTCAAGATTTAAGTAAAAAATATAATGATGTATCAACTGATGCGCAACAAGCAACAGAAAAAGAGCTGCCTCTATATAAAACATTATTAGATGATTTGCATGACACTAAATTAGTAAATCCTTTAAGTGGAGCTATTTCATGGACTACCCCCTCCGGACAAAAATTTAGAGCGGATTTAGTTAGGGCGCAAGGTGAGTTTATTAAAACATTCCATTTAGGAAGAATGACTCAGCGAGAATTTAACATGATTAAAAATGCCATTGGTACTTCTACAATGTGGCCGTCTTCTTTAAGAAAGCTATTTGGAGGAGTTATATCGAAAGATTATTTGGCTCAAGATAAATTTAATCATTATTCAGACTATGTGGCTGGAGGTGGTAGGAAATTATTTGAAGCCGATAAACAATGGGAAGATAAACTTCCTGATTCGTTAAAGTCATCCCAACAACAATCAGCAGATACCGTAAATGAATCAAGATTAAAAGGCCTTGGGGATGGTGTAAATATGGATCAAATTCATGCTATAGCTAAAAAGAAAGGTATTTCAGAAGAGCGTGTAATAGACCTTATTGGGAAAGGATAATTATTATGGCAGACACAACAGATCTAGAAAAAATTGTTGATAAGAATCTAGCTTTAGAAAAGCAGTCGCCTGATGTTTCTCAGCAACAATCTGCATCGCCAGTTGATACAGATAAATTGGAGCAATTAGTCACCAAAAGGATGCAGCAGGAGAAATTACCAGCAGCAGAAAGATTTGGAGCTGGAGCGGCTCAGGGGTTGCTAAATATCCCTGTTAGATTTGTGCAGACATTACAGAAACTTGATCCGGGGTTATTGGGAACTATATCTCCAGGAGCAACTGCACTACCTCTTCTTCCTAAAGTTAAGCAGGTTGAATTGCCTCAGGCTTCAGGAGTGGCTGGTAAAGTTGGTAATTTTGTTGGAAGCATGGCTGGATTTGCAGCCATTCCTGAGGTAGAGGGAGGACTGGCTGTAAAAACTATGGCTGATGCTGCCATAGGAGCATCTCAAGATCCTGATCACCCTATAACTGGGGCATTAACTGTTGGAGGATTAAGTGGAGTTACAAGATCAATTCCACGATTGCCTTTCATAAATAGATTATCTGCTCTTAGAAAAACAAATGAGGCTTCAAGACTTGGAATTCAGGATAAGGGAATATTGAATGAGGCAGCTAAAAGAAGTGATATTGCCAGTCAAGCTGGAGTCACTGGCCTTACGGCAGGAGCATTAACTAGGCAGCCTGAAATACAAGCCAGAGAAGAATTATTGCTGAAAGGAGATGGCGGTCCTGCTAGCGCTAAAATAAGACAATCTGCTGACAGCATAAATAAGCAAATAATAAACTCAGCTCAAGGAATACAAAAAACTCTTGGTGGTTCAGAAAAAACAGCTTTAGCTATGGGATCTGATGTGCAGGATATTTTAGGAGTAACTCGCAAGGATGCAATGAAAAAAATATCAAGTATTTATGATAAAGCTTCGTCATCAGCTGGATCAGACGTTGAAGTTCCAAAAGAGGGAATATTAAATGAACTTGATGATGCCAAAGGAAATATAGTTGACTTTAAATTAACCCCAAACTTAGAGGGTAGATTTAATGATCTAGAGACAAAACCTTTAACTGTAAGAGATGCAAATGATTTAGCTGTTAGCATAAATAAAGCAATTAGAGGAACATCTGATAGGCCAACTAGATTAGGTTATTCAAGAGTTTTAAATAAAACATATGATGCCATGGATCAGCTTGGTGATAATCAAAACTTAGCCTCCAGAGATTTATTTGTTTTGGCCCGGCAGTCGAGAAGAGCGGTCGGAGATGTGTTTGATCAAAAAGATATCGTAAATGACCTGGTAAGCAATAAAGGGTCGCAAACTTCAAAAATTTCTCCAGAAAAGGCTGTAGATCGTATATTTGGAAAAACAAACAATATAACAAATATTAATAAGATTGAAAACGCTCTCAAGTTTAATATTGATGATGCTGGAAATAAAATACCAAATCCTGAAGGTGAAAAGACATGGGATAATTTAAGAACAACTAAGTTAGGTCAAATAATTAATAACTCAACAAATAACATTAATGGTCAACCCGTACTTTCATACTCAAAGATTATAAAGAGTATAAACCAGACAGGGCCAGAAGCTATGTCAAAGCTAATAGATAATAAAGAAGTATTTAATAAATTTGATAATTTAGTTAAGACGATGGAGTTTTCGCAAAATAAGGCTCCAGGGACAATAAATTATTCAAATACAGCCAATGCAATAAGTAGATTATCAAAAAATCTTGGTACTTCTGTTGTTAGATTAATACCTGGGGGTGGGTTTATGTCCGATTTTGTTAGATCAATTACAGAGCATGCAAAAGACTCTAGATGGGTTGAGGATAACCTTAGATTTCAAGATAAGTTAAAATTTTTAAGAAATGATTTACAGAAAAAGAAATTAAGTACGTTAGGAAAAATACTTGGAAAAGGCTCTAAAGCTGGACTTTTAGCAACAATAGCAAATGAATTAGGAGGCCAATAATGGCACAAATAAAATATATAACATCAGCGGCATTTAGAAACACATTTTTTGATGATACTGGATTGCCTCTTATAGATGGGTTTTTGTATTCATATAAAGATTCTGATCATTCTTGTCTAAAGGCAGTATATAAAACAAATGAAATAGTTTCACCTGCAACAGAGCCGGTGGCATATGCAAATCCAATAGAATTAACTTCTGGCGGTAGCGTTCCCGTTCCTGGACCTATATTTTTTGCCGATGATGAACCTTATTTCTTAGAATTAAGAGATGTTAATGACGACATTATTGACACTCAAGATAGCTGGCCTCCAACAACTGATGGCCCAACACCTCCGGCTGATGAAATTGATGTTACTAACTTTATTGCTAACAGTGATTTTACGGAGGTAATAAAGCATCGGTTTGAAGGCGCCGAGCTAGGAATATCCCCGGTTAAAATATCTTTTCCTGAGTGGTATTTTATTAGAAGTAATACAAACGCTACGATGGATGTTAGATTTGAAAAGTTTTTGTTGGGTCAAACTGATGTTCCAAACGATCCGTATGGATATATCAAGCATGAAACTACTGTTGTAAATGGGGGTGGGGAGACTTTTAAGGATATTTATTTCGTAATAAAGGACGTAAGAAGTTTTGAAAATACGCAGATAAGCTTTGCATTTTATGGTCGAAGCGATCAATCAAATACAATTGAAATTATTGCTAATCAAAACTTTGGTGCTTCAGGATCTGCATCTGTAGAGACAAATCTTGGATCATTCCCATTAACAAATGATTGGGTTCAATATTTAAGTACAGAATTAATACCAAGCATTGCAGGGAAAACCATTGATCCTGAGAGAGGTCAGTTAGAGATTAAATTTAGAATGCCTCTTAATGTTGTTTGTGAAGTTGAATTAACACATGTTCAGTTAAACAAGGGTGATGATCTTTTAGAATATCAATATCTTCCAGAGCAATATGCAAATGGTAAAAGTTTAAGTATAGAAACCCCAGCAAGGCCAACTGATCTATTTTATGATATTGACGGAACACCAATTGGATACGATTGGAAATCAATGTACACCACAGATCAAGGAATAGTATGGGTTCCTGGTGAAGCTCCGGCAGGAGCGCAATTACTATGGCCTACTGAAGATGCCCCTAATTATTGGTTAAGTGCTTGTCAAGACACAACTGATGCTGATCATAACTTTGCTATAACAGCTGCATACCCTAGATTATTTGCAATTCTCGGTGAGGACTATGGTAAGAGATACACGAGCAGCACCATAGTGACAGATACCGTAACTGTTACAAACTTAGAGGATGGTGTTGTTGTTGATGCTATTGATGTAAATTCTGGATTTACAATTAATGTTACCCAACAAGGAACGGCATCTCTTCCAGAGATATTTACAGTTCAGTGCTTAGCTGCATCAGCATTAACTGAAGGAACATACTTTACTTTATCAAGCATTAATCCAATAGGACCAGTAACAAATAACTTCGCAATATATATCAGAAAAAATAATTCAGGACTGCCTCCAATTGGGCTAGGAGCAACAAGATTAATTCAATTAGATATTGATAGTACTGATACTGCTGATGATGTTGCTCTTAAGCTAGATGCAATTATGAATCCACTATCATTTGCAATTGTTGAATGGAATGGGTATTTCCCTCGCGGATGGGCTAATGAATCAACCAGAGATCCTGATCGCGCAACAAGAACAGATAGGGGGGATGGAACTGTCGGAGATAATGTTGGTACACGTCAGCCTGGTGAGATCAAGTCTCATCAGCATGGGATACCATTTGTTACATCAGTACAAAACTTGAGTGGAGGAACAGGGTCGCAAGGAGTATTTACTGGAGCTGACGATATAACGCGGGCTACTGGTGGAAATGAAACAAGACCAGTAAACAAATATACACACTTTATAATTAAATATTAGGAGAATAAAAATGGCAGCAAATAAATTAGATCCTCAAACAGGCAATAATGATATAGGGCTTTATTTTACAAGATCAAGACGAGTTGTTGTAGATGCTCCTTTTGGCGAATTAGCTACATGGATTAAGGCTGGAACAGCTGGTGTTGTAGTTTATAGAAACTCACTTACTGGCGAAGAAGGCTTATGGAATCTTGAAGCTGGTGAAACAGCTCCAATAGCATGCACTAAAATATTAGCAAGCGCAACTATTGATGGATTGTCAGAAACAACAACAGCAGGAAATATGTTTTGGGCCACCTCGGGTAAAGTTGTTGGTAAAGCAAGATGAGATCACCATTAAAATATTATGAAATGATAGCTAAGGCTTTTCAGCACATCTATCAAAATATATTTAAAATAACTGAGAGTGGCGACAATAAGATAACTGAAGACGGTGACACAAAAATAACTGAAGATTCAGATAATTAAGGGGAATTAGTATGGCAAATAAAAAAACAAGTCAATATGATGCAGTTCCAGCAGGATCAATTGCCTCATCTTGGATATATGATATATCTGCTGCTGGAGTTAAAAACTATAAAGGAACCCATGCAGAAGTATCGCAAAATGTTGCTGAGGAAACAATAACAGGTTTAACAACAACCTCTTCAAACATTATTGGAGCTATTAATGAGTTAGTTGGCCCAGCAGGATTGTGGGAGCAGAAAACAGGTTATATAGTTCCCATTACTGGATCAAATGAAATTGGAAAAACAGCAGATAGAATTCCTGCTATATGGTCTGATGACATTAAATCAACTGCTGGAAATATAGCGGATGTTTCGTTTAGTGGGGCGTTTATAGATTTTGATACAGCTCCAGCTGCAATAGTTAAATTCAGCACGGTTAATGGAGTTCAATTTGGATCAGGTCAAAACATAAATGAAATCGTAACATCAATAGATTTAAGCTCAACTAATAAGCAATCCCCAACAGCAAAGGCAGTTTTTGATGCTATCGGGGGTGAAGATTTATGGGATGAGGAGGGGGACAACCTAGTAACTCATACCTTAGGAAGAAATATTGTAACAGATGGTGATGGGGGAGGTGCAATAGCTAATATTAATGATGTAACAGATTATTCACTTAATATTAATGTTGGAACATTAGGGCTAACAGTAACGGATATAGAGTATGATCCAACATCCCCTGGAGCATTATCCGCAACAGTCGGTGAAGCATGGCAAAGTTTTACGCCTACAAAAGACATATGGTGCCCAGGAATCGCTATACGAGCAGCCATTGGTGGTCAAAACGGAACATTTAGAATTTACGAAGGTGAGGGTATAGCTGGAACCAAGCTGTATGAAAGCGACAACATAAGCATACCCATTAGTGGTATGAATGATGTGCCTTTTGCTAGACGTATATTTATGACTTCAGGATCTAAATACACGTGGTCTTTTGAAAGATCCAGCGGAGGCTATAATTTAAGACAAAAAGTAGGGTATGCCGGTGGAACAAATAACGCTGGAACAGATTTTTTGTTTAAGATATATGAGGATGATGGCATAGGATTTAAGGTAGATAATTCTACTGCTGAAATAACTGCAGAAAAAATAGCTTTAGCAAGTGGTATAGTTCAAGTTGATGCTGCAGGACTTTTAAGTTCTAGCACTGATTTGCCTAATGGCACAACATCTACAACACAAACATTTGGAGACAACACCACTAAAAATGCTACTACTGCATTTGTACAAAGTGCGGTTTCATCTTCAGCGTCTGGTGAGAAAGATGTTATAACCGTGGGTTCTGATGGTCAAGTAAGTTTCCCAGGAGTTTTATCACAAACACCTTCTAACACAGACACTATGTTTGCTGTGGTCGGTTCTGCTATTTTTGATTATGGAAATGCATTTACTGTTAGCGGAACAAGTCTTACATGGCTGGATCCTGATGGCACAACATTAAAAACAACAGATAGATTTTATGTAATCTATGATTACGATCTTAGTGCATCAGGGTCATTAGACCAAATTCAATTCTTAACTAGCTCTAAAGCTGGTGATGATTTGAATAATGGTAAATCAATTGAAAAACCATTCTTAGATCTTAATAAACTATTAACTGAAGCAAACCTAGTAGCTTCTTCAGGAACACCTTATAAAGCTCAAGTATTAGATGGGGGAAGTTATACTCCTGGAGCAGCTCCAGTAGGTTCTGGAGTTAGATTGCATATGGAGTCATCCAAACTTAACGGCGGACTTGTTGTTTCAGATGATTCAGAAGTTCATTTTAATAATTTAACTCTTGGATTAGCTGGAACTGGGTTTTATTTAGATGAAAGCGGAACATCAGTTATTAATGGTAATAGAGGTTTGAACTCTGCTGCAAATCCATCATTTATTATTGCAGATAATGGCGGAACAGTTTTTGCCAACATGCATGAAGTTGATATGGATGTATCTGGTGGTAAAACATTTGATCTAACTAATAGCTCAAGCCTACATATGTTCTGTAACAAATATACTTCTGGTCAAGCTTCAAGTGTTGACGCTACATCAGTTGCTTATATTGCTACACCAAGCGCAATGTATAAAGATGATGTTAAGATAATTGACACTGAAACTGGATATTTTAGAGATAATACAAAGCCAGGATTTAAAGCAATAGTTAACTCAGATCATGTTGATGTCACTGGAGATGCTACACCTTATCCAGTTGTTTATCAAAATGATTCTACTAGTGGGTTCTTTGATTTATTTGGTAATTATAATAATACAACAGGTAAATATACCGCTTCTGTAGATCAATTATTTTGCTGTGGTGCGGCTAATTTGCTTGGTGGTGGTATCGTAACAGCTCATTCTATAGCCCAGATATTTGTACATAAAAATAGTGGTGGGGCTGAAATAAGCAGGTATTCATATTCAAGCATATCACCATTTACAATACTTGATAGCACAAGTAACTATATTGCGGATGGATCAACTACATTTAAGATGAGTTTAAGAGATACGGTGGAATGTATTGTTATAGGTTCAAATAGCGGAAAATCAATTGATGTGAAAACAAATAGTCAGTTTTGGGGCTATGTAGAAACAGCATTATAGGAGAATAAAAATGAGTACAAAAATAAGACCAGATTTATTAGAGATTTCAACAGGAGCTTCTGATAATGATACAGTTACCACCAAAGGATATGTAGATGATAATGCAGGGGGCCAATGGGCAAGAGATACAGCAACCATTCCAGGCACGCCATTTTTAAAGCCTGCAACTGCTGGGGATCAAGTTGGTGCGCTAGCAAATTCTATATCAAAAGGGTATTTTACAGAAGTACATACAAATGAATTTTTTCACGATAGCTTTGCATTTATTGATTTTGAATCTACAAGTTTATCTCCAACATGGAGATTTAGAAGCTCATCAGGGAATGTTGGTATAATAAGAAACAACTTTAATGATGCTTTTTATTTTGAATCATCTTTAAATAACATTCAGTTTAATGTTCCTACTGCAAAGCAGTTTGAATGGTCGGTAAACAATGTTGATACAATGATTTTTGATGGGGATAAGCTAACTATTAGTGATGGTGAGATTGATATTGATCTTACTACAAGTACTACTGCAAGTGACACTATTTTTGTAGATACGACCCTAGATGGAGATATTGATCAAGTTACGGGTGTGCATTCAAAAATAACTGGTGATGAGTGGTTAACTTCAGGCAGAAGAGCTGCTGCATTTACCGCGACTTTACTTGGCAATAGTAATGATGCCAATGGAGATTATATTGCATATGATTCTCCTGACTTTAATGATGGTGGTGGTTCAACTGAAGGCCATGGATTAGAAGTTGGTCTAAATTATACTTATGCGTTGTCGGCTAAATCAGGAGATATTAGGTTTGTTGATTATGATGCTGTTGTAGAAAGTAAAAGATCTGCTGCTGGTGATGGTGATGAATTAACATTACGCGCAGGAAGTGGGGTAACAGCTAACTTTAGCGGTGCAAATATAAATATTGAAGCTGGAAGAAAGGCTGCTTCAGGATCAGGAACAGATGGTGATATAAATTTTGGTAATTTTACAGCATCAACCGCATACGGAAAAATAAATGAAACTCTTCTGGAGACTTCAGGATACATTAATCAGGCAGGTATCTATGGCGGAGTACATGTTCATGATGGATCTACATCTCAGAACATAGCTACTGGAGCAACATACGTTAAGATGACAGCATTTGCTGATAATGAGCCAAGCTCTAATGTAACTAGTGATGCCACAAATGATAAGATAACAATAACTCAAACAGGAAGATATAGGGTTGAAGGAAGCTTTTCTTTTTCATCAGATACGTCAAATGTAGTGTTCTTTGGGTCACCATTTTTAAATGCGGTAGAGCAAGATAATATTCATTTTAACAGAAAGGTTGCAACTGCAGGTGATGTTGGAAATGCTGGTTTTACTGGGATTATAGATGTGACAAGGGTTCCTGTAGATTTGGATTTTAGAATGAGGCATGATAACGCTGGGACAGTTGCACCAACAATTACATATGCAAACATGAATGTTTCGTATTTAGGTGCTACTTAACATTTAATTAAATACATGATATAATGCTCTTTTTATTAAGTTAGAAGGGGCATTTTTTTATGAAATATGAAATAAGCATAGAATTATTAAACTCAGTTTTGAATGTTATTTGTAAATCAAGAAATTCCGGGTTAAATTATCATGAGTTGGACGTTCTTGTGGGACATCTAAGGAATTTACCGGATGTTGATGGGTTATCTAAAGAAAAAACTATTAAGAAAGATGCACCAAGTGAGGCGCTTAAATCTTAAATCATTATGTTTAGCTTTAGCAATATATCAAAAGAAAGATTGCTTTCGTGTCATAGAGATTTGCAAGTATTATTTGATTATGTAATTACTCATTATGATTGCTCAGTTATTTGTGGGCATAGAGAGGAAGACGCTCAAAATAAAGCTTTTAAAGAAGGGAATAGCACTTTAACTTTCCCTAAATCAAAGCATAACTCCATTCCATCAATAGCAGTTGATGTTGCACCTTACCCAATAGATTGGGATGATTTAAAGAGGTTTTATAGTTTTGGCGGGTTTGTTACCGGGGTAGCTCAGTCGTTTTTTGACAGTGGGGTTATGGATTATAGGATTAGGTGGGGTGGTGATTGGGATGGCGATTTTGATTTCAAAGACCAAAGATTTAATGATTTACCACATTTTGAATTAATAGGAGTTTAGCATGTTATTAGATTTGGCAGCCTCAGCACTAGGGTTTGTAGTTCCTCCAGTATTTGATTTCTTAAAGAAAAAATTCCTAGGTCCTGATGAAGATACCCCGGAAGCAACGCTATCAAGTTTAGCAACAACTAAACCGGAAATAATGCCGCAATTTGTTGACTCACAATGTAAGCTTTACGATGCTAAAACAAGGTTCTTTAATCGAGATGTTGTAGGAGAGGTTAGCCTATGGGTGCGTAATCTTAGAAGCGTTATAAGACCACTGTTTGTTATCTATACGATATTATTTACAATAGCAGCCACTTATTTTGGATGGCATACGGATCAATACATTAAAACTATAATGGAAATAAATGCTACATCTTGGTTTAGCAGTAGATTTCTATAATGTGAGACATCTCTTAAGAGATATGTTATAGTCTTATATTAATGTTTAAAGTAAAATGGATCCTCAAAATTAAATTAACGAGGAATATATATGATAAAAAAAGATAGGTTTTTAAAGAATTGTTTAATAGCTTTAGCAGCAGCAGGAATATTTTTATTTTTTGGATTTTTAATGCCTGAAATGAAAGAAAAAACCCAAGCTTTTCTAGAGTTACTATTTGGGTTTGCTACTTTATTTTCTATAGCAGTAAGTGAAGTAAATTGTGCAATTCTATGTAATTCTTTTGCTAGAAAGCTTGGTATAGTGTCAATAATTACAGGTGTAGCTGGTGTAATAATGTATACGTTATATTTATATTGTAATTATGGCGCTAAACATCCTCATATATCAGCTATAGGGTTTGATGTATTTACAATAGCATGTATGTTACAGATATTATTTTTAACTAAAAAGCTTAGGGAAAAAAATGACGACTCCTGAAACATTTTTTAATTTATTATGGGCTGGAATGATAGGTGTTTTAACCTGGGTCTGTAAGATTATGTTTCAAAAGATTCAAAGCACTGCCTCCCGAGAAGAGTTAAAAGAGGGATTGGATAAGTTAGACTTAAGATTAAAAGAAAGAATAGATGATAAATTAAAGTATTCTATCGGTCTTGTACATCAAACACTAGAAATAATACAGAATGATATATCTGAAATAAAAGGTATGCATAAAGACGGAAAACAGTAGCAAAAATATCGTAAGACAATTTATTGGTAAATATCGCACAAATAAAACCTTTAATAATCCACAATAATGATTTATAATATATTTATTATAAATACGAGGTGACTTATGCGCAAAATTATATTTACATTTTTTCTTTTTATTAGCTCTTATTGTCTTGCTAATACGTATATACATATAAATGATGGTAGGCATCAGATAGTCCGCCCTGGAAGCATAGAAATTAGCGCTGATTCAGTTGATAAGAATGATTTACCTATAATAGTTTGTAGCATTACTGACTTTAAGGGAGCGCTTTCTCAAGAATGGATTCAGTGGCATGTTAGGGTGAATAACAATACATATGAGTATTTAGTTGATAGAAAAATGTTTACAACATCAATGTTTTCTACTGGCGGAAAAGGATTTTATCATCTAGAGGCTTACCCAGCATGGATTTTGCCTCATGGTAGCGCCGATGCTGTATATGTTGAGTGCGTAACGCATTAGTTATTTTATATATTTCATAAGCTCTTCAATCCCAGACTCTGCGCTATAGCAAGTAACGTGCTTGTGTCCTTGTGAGATGAGGATGTCGCGTACTTCTTCCTGGTGGGCGGTAAGTTTATTGCCTTTGACTTTAAATTCAATCCAGAGCATCTTAGGAGCTGATATTATTTGTCTTATCAATTGATCAATCTCGGTTAATATATTGTCATTAAAAACAGCCCCCAAAGATTTCTCAAGTATATAATATATTTGCGTGCATAGTCCATCTAAATCAACATTTGATTTAAAGAAGGCGTAATCTGGTACTCCAGCCCTTAAACTAGTTATCTTTCTTATTCCCTGCTCTTTCTTTCCAATCTTATAGCCTCCATGCTCAATCCTAAATAGATACTTAAGCTCTTTAGGGAATCTAAATGTAAATTCCCTGCAGAAATCTATATACATCTGTTCTTCTGGTCTATTACGACTCATTATAAATCCTCTGAAAGCTTTTCAATTGATATACCAATGCTTTCACAGTCTTTTTTTAATGTTTTAATCTTTTTAACTGTTGCAGGTTCATTTTTATCATTTAATATACCTCCAAAAGTAACCGCATCTTCTGCTATATTTATTGGCAGAATAGCAACATCAAGTGTTGTTTTTAACAGTTTTTTTAATAAACCCATACTTTTTCTCCTTTAGTTATTTTCATTATCAATCTTATCCTGTATTTCTTTTCTATGCACAGTAATGCTATTAGGAGCATCAATCCCAACTCTAACTTGACTCCCTTTTACTCCAAGATTAAATATTGTTATGCGATCACCTTCAAGTTTACCGCTAATAATTATATCTTCCCCGATCCTTCTTGTTAAAACTAACATCTCACTCCTCCGTTAATTGTTTATTAAGATTCTCAAAAGATTCTTCTGATAGCTCGATATCCTTTCCATCTATAGTTATGGTGTGGCTATTAGATAAGGATATTTTTCCACCA